TAGGATAGTCAAGGTATCTTCTGCTTCATACACAGACTCATCGCCTTCAAAAAACAATTCAGATTCTTCTATAATGCTTATATCCTGAGGCGACATAGCATATAAAGTGTTTATAAATTTATCAAATACATATGCATCAGTCTTATTCTTAACTATCAACTTTATATATGCATCTGTATAGTAGCTCAAATCATGATTAGTGTAATCAATAGTTTCATCATAATAAATTTTGTGATACAAGCGGTATGGATTTTTTATAAACTCCAATTCCCTAGTTTCAGTATCAAATATATGAAAACCCTTATCCACTTCAAAATCTGACCAACTTAATTCGTATGGAGAGCCCAAGTAACAAATGCTGTCCAAGCTAGATTTGTAATGAAAATGGCCACTATAGACCACATCAAAATTTTTAAAATCTTCTTTGGTGAGTCCACTTTCTGAATACACCCCCTTTTGCATTAAAAAACCTTGTAATTCTAAATGACCCATTAAAACCTGAGATGAAGTATTTCTAAGTACTTTCATGCACTGATCAAAATTCTCAGAACAAATCCATGGCATCATACAAATATCCAATCCATCGAAAGTAACCGTTTCAGGCCTATCATAGATATGGATAAATGGTGCATCGCCAAACAACTCATTTACTGCATTTATTCTGTTTGTGTTTCTGTAGTATGTATCGTGATTGCCAATAATAATATGAGTATCGACTCCACTATCTTGGAGTCGAAAAATAAAATCAGTCCTAAGACTATTAAGCGTGACAAAATTAACATATTTCCTCCTGTCTACCAAATCACCCAAATGTATTACAGTTTTTATCTTATTATCAATGATATATGGAAAAAATACCTTATCATAAAATTTCTGAAAATATTTCTGAAATACCAAATTGTCATTCTTTATACCAAAATGCGTATCTGTAATTAAACATATTTTCATGTAAGAAATTTCTCCAAATTACTATTTTTCTTCTTACGACACTTTTTCTTCTCTGCTAACTTCTTTTCATAATCATCAATTAATGACTGATCAAAATTAAAATCAATAATACTTTTATAATCTTCCAAATCCTGCTCACTTAAAAATGATAATTCCTGTAGAATCCCAGCCTTTTCCGTCATCTTATGTCTAATGTATGATTGCTTCTTTTCTTTTTCTATTCTTCGTATAAACGCGTAGTATATTATTTGTGTAAAGTATGCAAAAGGATTCTTGGACTTTTCTTCGTTAAAATTATGACAGTATTGCAGACAGTTTTCTATACCATCTGAAATCATATCATCCTTATATGTGTAATTGATGAAATTTGGTCGAAATGAAAGGCCAGTAGCTATATCCAAAAAACACTTGCCAATATACTCTGTTACTGGTGGCATGGATTCATCCAAAGCTTCGGCCTCCCTCACTTTCTTCTTATATTCAACAATTGCTGCGTAAAATTCTTTATTGTCAATATAATGACTTTTTTTAGACATATGGAATACCTCAAATTGTTATAGCTATTATACCATAAAAAATGTCATTTGTCAAGGCCTTTTTTCCTTGACAAACAGCAAAAAATATGGTATAATACTGTGTACACAGGGAAAGGGAGTGATACTATATGGAATGAGTATACGACTTAAGCATATTAAACTTCTCACTATGATATATCTTAACCCTTTCCAGATAATGACGAAATGTATAATTCAAGTATTTACCTACCGTCAAGTCATCAACAATATCAATCAAGACCACTTTAGTTTTTCTATCAGTCCGTCTTAGACCCCTACCAATACTCTGCAGATTTCTAATCCTACTCTTACTAGGTGATGCAAATACGACATTATTAAGATTCTTGATATTTATACCAGTTGAAAATGTTCCATAAGATGCAACAATAATATTATTATCAGTTCTCTCACATAGTTCTCGTACCGATTCCCTATCTTCAGCTGAAATCCCGCCATGTATAAAAAATACATTTTTACCTTCCTTTTGTTGCATAAGATCATATAGACTTTTGCCATGCTTTTCAACCAATTGATATAGCACTAGCGTATTGCCCTGTAGTTTATGTGTCATATCGACAATAAAAGAATTTCGTTGCTTATTCCCCACTAAAAATTGCAATTCTTTAACATAATCCAATTCTTTAACAATTTTGCAATCAATTTTAGGATACTTAATGACAACTGGCTGGATTTTCAATTCTGCAAGATAATCCGTATCCATCAGTTCTTTGGTAGTAGTTACCTGATGGACTGGCCCGAACAAACCTTCCAAAACCAACTTATGAGTTTTTGTACCATCCAGAGTACCAGTTGTACCAATCCTATATTGACAATTCACTAATTTTTCTAATATGCCTTTAAGTGAATTTGCCTTATGCAAATGTGCTTCATCGCCTATTACTAAATCAAAATTGCTAAAATACTGCTTGGGAAGACGGAATAGAGATTGCCATGTGGATATTGTAACTCTTTTATCTGTATTCTTATCAGATCCTGCATATATGCGATGACAGTTACTTTCAACATCCCAATTATTTACAGTTGAATAATCTGCAAAATCTTTATACATCTGCTCGACCAGTGATATGGTAGGTACAACCAATAAAGTTTTGAAATCTTCTAAATACCGTATAATGGAATATATGACAAGTGATTTTCCAGAAGCAGTGGGGGAAACCAATACACAGCGGCGACTCTTGAGTGAATGGAATATTGCTTCGTATTGATATGGCCGAATGGTGAGCTTTTTATTTTTGGAATGAATATTCATTCCATCAACAAATTCTTTCAATTCCTCTGGCTTTATAGAATCAGGTTTGAAATCTGTTAAACCTTCAACTGTATAGCTATTTTCATATGCCCATTTGGTAATTTGAGGTAGGAGTCCAGAATAAATCTTCTTATCCCAAACTGAATATAAACGTATCTTGCCATCCCAAACTTTATTTCTATAGGAAGGCATGAATTTGTATCCAGGCACTTCAAATGTAAAATGATCACATAATTCTTGTGCTGTACTTGGTTCACAATCTACTTTAACAAATACATCATCTATTTTTGTGACATTCAGAATATCAATTGGCCCCTTCAAGGAACTTTCTCCAATCAATAGCATGTTTTATAGACCAACTTCTATCTTGAATAGCCTTTAATGTTTTTTCCAAATAATCTACTTTTGTTTTAGAATATTCTACAGTTTTTCGTTTAATGCTTAAATCTTCATCAGCCTCAAGATACATAGATACATCACTTTTCAAAACTTTTAAATCAAATGGTTTTTCTTTATAAACTTCTGGCTCAGCCTTACCCATATAATATTGATGCTTATCAAGGTACATTTTTTTATATTCTTCTTCTGCATTCTTATATTCTGCCCTAGATTGGCAATGAAATTTCAAATATTTACCATAAAGATATGGATTCCTAAGTGCCTCTCTGTCCAATTCACTATCATCAATTGTCAAATCCTTATCTACTTCCAAAAACAAATCATCTAAATTCATATATTACTTTACCGTTTCAAAATGGAGATCCGTAAAGTTAAATGAAGCTGTTGTTGCAATTACTGGTACTTCTGTTTGAGTACTATCAAACGCAATTTCACCCAACGTTGTTGGCCAACAATCATCAAACATGACCGTTTTGTTGGCATTCATATTATTTGTCAAGATTGTTAAAATCCCTGTAGTTGTTATACCTGTTCTGGAATTTGTCTCTAATGCTCTTCGTTGACTATTGGATGATGTTGGAGCTAGCCCGCGTATCCAATTGAAAAGTTCCAAATAATTTTCCATATCCTCATCAACAATAAAGGATATATCAATGGCACTATAAGTTACATTATCGCCATGAACAGTATAATCTCTTAATGGAGTTGGCACTGTAACTTCGCCCAATGTAAGAGATGGCAAGGATACTGTCTGACAAAAATAGGTGACATTTGGCAATGCCTCAAATGAAAATTTAAATGAAATTGGAGACAACGTATTATAATTTTCTGGTAAACCTTTTACTATTGACATTTCTGTACCTCCAAATATATTTATAAACAAAAAAAGAGGGGAGATTTCTCCCCCCTCTGAAATGTAACGGTGAAATGCGTTTACATCAAGTTACGGACATCAATTGTACGATAGTAGAGATTGCCACCATCATTCAATGCATTGGCCGGAGTTGAGTTCGCGAATGGATTTCCAATCATTCCATATCGGGTTTTAAATCCGATTTTCGGTTGGAAACTATTTTCACCAACAGCTTTAACCATTTGTAATGGTACATACGGACAATAGAAGATACCAGCATCGTAAGGCGAAGAACCTTTATAACCGATAGTGACATATTCACGACCATTAGCTTGTGCAGCAAAATAAGGATCGACATATACTTTATAGCGACCACCAAGAGTACCGACAAAACTATCACCAGCAATACCATCAGCTGACAAACCTCCAGTGCCAATATCTCCACCGGCACCAGTGTCTAATTGACCTGTCATAGACAATGCAGCAACAACATCAGCTGAGGCTAGAATAATATTTCCACGGCCCCTACGAGTATCAACTGCAATTTTGTTAGCATCACGTTCAATGGCGAAATGAAGACCTTTGAACTTTTCGACTGACCAACGACCATTTGAATCTGTATCCAGATCAAAGACGCCAGCAGTTGTTGTACCAACTTGTGCACCAGAAGTAGCTACACCATTAACTGTACGGACGACTTCGCGATTAATTTCAGCGAGGATTTCCGTTGACAGAATATTAGCCAATTCGGCTTCGGCGTCAAGACCATGAATTGCTTTCAAATCTTGTGCCAATTCTGTGGTGTATTCGGCTTTGAGAGCTCGACTACGTGCTGTAACACTAACTTTGTCAATACTGAATGACATTTGACGGAACTGATTAGTACCAGCATCGCCCAAAGCTTCTGCAGCTGCCGTATCCATACCTCGGTGAGTATCACCAAGAGCTACGTCATCAGCATCAGTTGCAGTTTCGTAATAAGTTGAAGTGAACGGATCAGAATCAACTGTACCACTATCAACGCCATCAACAGCTGTTGATTGATCATATGAAGATTGACCAGTAGCAGATTCGCCATGAAGTGCTTCTCCACCAATAGCTGGGCCATCGTCGCCATAGACCGATTTCATGTAGAAAACGAGTCCTGTCGGGCCTGACATTGGCTGTACGCCAACAATATCATATGCGATCAAATTTGGAGCAGATCGTCTAATAAGACTGATCAAAACTGGATCGTAACCTTGACGGGTTGCAGGGCCTGAACCAGAAAGACCAGGCGTCGTATTAGCTGCATCAGAACCAGTACTGGATAATGGTGCGGCTTCTTGTAAAAGTCCAGTTCCAGTAGAATTAACCTGAGCTTCTTCAAATAGAGCCTGTTCTTGGTTTTCTAGCAGAATAGCAGTTACTTGACGGCGGAACTTATCTTCAATCTTGGGAAGATCTTCGTGGTCAAGAACTGGTTTCCACTTTTCTGTTAATTTTTGTGAAAATTCCATATTTTCTCTCCTTTTTTATTTACTTAAGCGACCTTGAGATTGCTTGAGTGTATGCTGTCATACTACTACTAATCTCAGCCGGGAAAGACGGTTCTTCAGAGTCCACTTCTTCTTCCGTAGTAACT